TAAGAATAGCTCAACGCCTTACCAGCAAGATAATTCTCGTCAGAAACAGAAGAATTAACGCTAGCACGGGCATTGAACCTGCCAACCGCCTTCCCAAGTTTTGGGACCAAAACGAAGCCGGACGATGTCATGATGAATTGCTTGGAGAGAAAGCTGCATTCGCACAAGTGCTTGAACAAATGCACCTTAGCCACCATGTGGGCTAAGCGTGTCACGTGTTCATAAGCACGCCTGATAGGCTGGGGCTTGCGCGAAAAGGGATTGTCGATACGGAACAGCATATCATCTCCAAGAACCAAACAGACGCCAAAGACGTTGTGCCGGGTTGCAAAAGATTCAACGATTGACGCATTCCAAAGCGTGTTGCGAAAAGTTGTACTCTGCGCACCTGTAGCAAGCTGATTGCGAATTTTAGCCCACACACCAAGCTCTCGCGAAGAAACAGCGAAAGAATTAGCATGCAGCATGAGAGCAGTCAGCCACTTAGGAGCGCCGAGACGACGCAACCACGCAATCTCGAGAAGATGGACATCACGGACCTGGGTCTTATCATTAGAAGAAAAATCAGATTCAAGATACCGACAGCCGTCCGCGGAACCGCGAACGATGAAGTCACATATCTCCTCCGTGGTCTTAGCGTAAGCACCACAGAAGACGACATGCTTTGGATCGGTAGCCTGGTCCATGGCACCAAACATACGCTTAGTGCATTTCTGCATGATAGGGCCCAGGAGAGCATTGTGGATGTCCGAGGACTGGTAAATTATACGTGGAGCCCAGTCAGGGTCGTGTCGCTTAAGAAGAGCCTCCACCTTAACGAAGATGTTTTTGTCGCTAAACTGCTTTGAAGTCGCAGAGGATAACAACGGCAACACCTTAAGGTGGCGGGCCTGCTTCTCAGCAGGGAACTGGGAATTCCACTCGTGAAACAATTCACTAGTCCACTCGAGAGGAGCGAGAGGCGAAGGAGCAAGGCGGTGGAGGAGCTTTAGACTACCTTTGATGATAGAACGATCAGCCCGGGCGTTAGTGTAGAAGTTACTACGTTTGTCAAAAGCAGCCAACAAGTTCCGTTGACTACTAAAAGGAACGACCGGGTAGTGATCGCGCACCAAAGGGCCTAACACGTCAAGACGTGTGTTAAACTCATCCTCCTTGCGAGGCCTTCGCGGATCGCGAACCATTGCCGGGGTCTCGAAACTGACCACCTGGCGGCGAGATTGAGCGCGTACGCGCTGGGCATAGTAAAAGGATGCCCCCCTTGGAACACCTGGCCCTCCCGTCCGTAAGGCGGGAGGCGGCATTTGGATGTAA